AGGATACTGACCCATTGAAGTAAGGCCGCGCTCCCGGCATGTTCAGAACCGCTTCCAGCGGGTATGCCAGAGCCTTTGGGTTCCTGGGTTGTGAAGTAAAGAAAGGTTCCTCTGCCTCTTCAAACCATTTGGCAAGCGCCGGCGTCCGGTTAACGCATGTCAGATAATCGTCCATCGCAAACGACAAATCGACCTTGATAACCGCGCCGGCCGCGTTAACACCCCACACTTCATCCCTATTAATGACAGCCGCATCGGATGCCATGATGTCCATGTATTCTGATTTCGACGGGCCAAGGCCCACCAGTATCACCTTCTCAGGTGTGTTCCCTGTAGGATGTTTCATAATTTTCCCCGACAAAAGAAAGGGGGTGGCCCGAAAGCCACCCCACAATCCATTCAGCCTATTCGGTGTAATAAATCACAACCGACATCGTGCCACCGCCAACAACGGAGGCATCTACGAGTTTCAGCTTGATATCAACATCCGTTTTGGGGTCGGTACTAACACCGGAAATATGATCCCAAAGCGGTTGCCCGTAATCGCTAATAGAAGCACCTTGAGTAATCAAAGCGCCAGAACCAGCAGAAGTCACGTTATGCCCGTTAGACAGGGCGTCAGGGTCATCGGTGAAATCCGACTTCCCGCTCATGTTGAAGACACCAGCATCGACAGTGGGAGATCCCGTAGTTGTAAGATCATCCCAATACACTGTTGAGGCCGGCAGGATTATCGCGTTGGACGGCAACCTAGCCATCAGGTAGGTGCTGGAAGTAGTATCAGCAGCCCCCACTTCAACGGTTTCAGTCCAGACCTTGACAGACGCTCCAGCCTGACCGGGGTCGGCCAAGGACTTAGGAACATCATCAAGCCCGTCCATCACGAGAGAACCAACTAAGTTAACTACAGCCATAATTCAGTCCTCCTTTAGGTCGGGTCACATTCGATATAACCAACAAGCTCTTCTTGCATGCGGGTGCTACCGATGGACATTGAGACAAAGACCTGAGTTGCATGGTTCTTGTCAGCGCGCTCGGAGATTTTGACTTGAGGCTCCGCGCCGATGGCAAGTTTCATGCCCTTGTTCTGCCAGTACAGCACCTTGTGGTCACTGTTGCTGTCAGTTTCAATTAACTCAGTTCTGATGAAATCGAAGCCCAGGAACGTATTGACTTCACCATGAACCAGCGCCTTAACGACAGCATAGTCGCTCGACGTGATTTCGGTTTCAGCCAGTAAATTCTGGAGTTGCTTCGCATTGATCACACAAGTACGACCATCGTCCTCAGCCTCGTTGGCATCCAGAATCTGCTTGGCTGCGCGAAGCTTCGCCACGTTCAATCCCACGTCAGTGGAAGAACCCCCAACCTGGACACCGATCGTATTACCGGCGGTGTATGACGTTGACGTGCCGCCGGCAACGCCCGTGTAGGCGGTCCCGTCAGCGGCGTCAATGATGGCCGAATCCATTGCCCGTCCCATTGCGGAACTTGCCGCAACAGCATATGGGCCAGAGGGATCGATCAACATTCGGACACGATCCTCATCATCGATGAGGTCGGCCCAATCGTAATCGACAAGGGACACGCGCCGGCGGGAATGGGGAGTGTCCATTCTCGGCGTATCCTGATGCCGTGTGGTGCGAATGCGAGCATTGGTACTGCCAACTTGCTCGAAGAAAGCGTTTTTGCCAGTGACGGTTTCAACTGAAACCCCAGAGCGTAAACGTGACCCTTTCTGTTGGACAAGATGTTCGACATTACCCTTGTACTGCTCCACAAACGCAGTGGTAATCTGGACAGACATATGTCAGTCCTCCTACGTTGGTTTAAGTTTAAGGGTGAAAGGGTTGCCCGTTACCGGACCCTGCGTAGCTTCCGCTACCTTCTTTGCTGGGCCGTAAGGTTATCCAGCCATGACTACGACATCGGTGCCGAAAGCCAATTCTGTGAGTTTTGTAAGTTTCTCATTCAGAACTTTATGTTCTGGATGCGCGGCATCCATCAGGGCCGGGTTGGACCTGATTTCCGCGATCTGCTCTCTTGCCATCTCTGGCGTCATCCCGAATTTACCAGAGCCTTCAGCGTCCTTGAACTGAGGCCCGGTGCCCAATTGCATGCCGATATTAGAAAAGGCGCGCACTAAATCTGGATTGGAGCCCAGGCCGGCGGCCTCAATAGCCTGTTGCAATTCCGGTGTTCCAAACTCCCGCATGGCAGTACGGGCCGATGCGACACGCTCATCGAAAGCGGTGCCATACTCAGCCTTTAATTCGGCTTCCCATGTTTCGTTCTGCTGCTGGCCGGCGGTGACTTGATCCCCGTAAATGCCCATCATCCGCTCGACAAAGGAATCGTGTAACTTCTGGGCCATTGCCGCCGGCAGTTTTGCACCGTGGGCGGCTTCGCGGAACCAATCAGACAAACCCTGATCGTACTGGTCGAAGCCTTCGGGCGCCGCCAGGTTATAGTCAACCGCCTCTTTCGGAGTGCCCAGTTTTTCCCAGCCCTCCCATTCGGCAAGGTCGCTGTCTTCTGTCGGCAATACCACCTTATCGGCGCCAACGGCTTTTTCCAGGTTGACATATGATTTCATTACGTCGGCGTTGGACTGCCATCCCTTTGCCTCAATGACCTCGCTATAGTCGTCGAGCCCGTCGGTCCAATTTGTTTCGGAGCCTTCGGGGTTGCCCGTCAAAACGGACCCTTGTGCTTCTTCAGCCATCTTCTTCTGGTTCCTTTATTCCAAGTGCTATTGCGGTGATTTGCTCTTCATCAAGAGCCAGGATCGTGATGATCCTTCTGACCATGTCCCGACCTCCCTCCATATGTTGGAGTTCTGCATCGGGTCTGACGCCGGTCATCGCGTACAGGCCACAAACCTTCATCATGTCTTTGAGGATCACCTGACCCTGTGGCGTGTGCAGGAACGTGTCCCGGTACGCTTGCATGATTTCGGCCTGGACCTTGTTTTGCTCCTTACTCATCGTTCCCCCTGGATTTTAATTATTGCGGTGGTGGTATCTGTCCCGACGCCGCAATCTCGGAAATAGTCTGGGCCGCATCGGCGGCAGGACCGGCGTTATCGATCATCGACTGCATCTGCGCTTGCTGACCGCGCTGTTCGCGCATTGCCGCAATTTCATCCTCATTCCGCATGATCCGCTGTGGCGCGCCGTTGGTGTCGGCCAACGTCCGCGTGATCTCATCTGTGTTGAAATTATCCATGACGCCGGGATCGACAGCCGCGATAGGTTGAACCATTTCCAGTGTCCGCAAGATGCCGACGCCTTCCTCAGCCTTCATTGCGCGGGACAGTGGTGATACATACTCAATTTCATATTCCCCGCCGGCCTCTACAAGTAGTTCTGGTATTGGCGGCAGGAGCCCCTGCTTGTCGAGGATGTCGAACTCGCGCTCGATTAATGGTCCCAGCATTTCAGTCTGCTGCCGGCCGATTGTAGGGGCCAGCAAAGCGCCTTTCTCTTGGGCGCGCTGTAGAACCTCAGTCGCCGTCATGGTCGGTGTCTCGACCAAAATCTGGAACAGCGTCACCAAGAAGGCATCGTTGATGACCTTGCGGCGTTGTTCCATCATCTCCAGGCCGATGTCCACCCGCGCACCTGTAAACAGGGGCTGGATAGGTGGCTGGTTGCGACCATCCAAACGCGCAAACGTAGCCGCACCGGCGTTGGTATTAATCGGGAACATTACGCCTTCATCGGCCACTAACAGCGGAGGATCGACAACCTTCTGACCAGCGCGGATGACCGTCTTGGACATCTCGTTGATCATCTTGATGTCAGGCAAAATCGTCATTGCCGGCGATCTGCCGAAAGTCTCACGGGGGCCAGAATTGTACCGGCTAACGATGTAGGGATTGGTGGAGAAGCCACCCTCCTCAACCAGGTGCTTTGACTTGATTTCAAAATAGCCTGAGAAAAATACCGCGTTCTTGCGGTCCCGGCGTGACGGATCACGATCTGCACGGGGCATCACCACATGCAACAGCTTGACCTTTTGATCAGGCTTGTCCTTTAACATCTTTTTAAAATCGTCAGAGAAATCCCCGTCAGGGAACATCTTGTTTGCATTACGCACTGACGGCTCAAACCGCCGAAATACGGTGTCGATCATGCCGTGTTCATTCTCGGCGATAAACAGGTCAGCCAGGTGGATGGACCGATATATGGCACCGCGCACCGGACCCTCATCGATAAACAAACCAGAGGTGCCGAAAGCACCCAGTGACATGTAACCTTCGTGAACCTGGGACGCAAAATTAGCCCTCGGTGAATAGCGATGGGCAAACATCGCCTGTTCAACCTGATCGAAGTACAACTTCACATCATCATCGCGGTTCAGAGCCTGGCTGGATGTCCGCAAGGTGTGCCACCGGGCGCCACGAGGGGTTAGTAAACTCTCGACGGCAGCGGCAAAACGCTCTAACGCCAGGGACGCAGTGGCGTCAAATAACTTGGCTGTGCGCTTATCGCCGGCTTCCCGTTCACCGGTGAAAACGGCTGAACGCGGCAAGACACGTTCCGCAATTTCTTCCCAGTGGCTTTCCCACACACCGCGGCTACGTTGTAAAAGCTCAAAGCGTTTGAAGATTTGTTCGTTTTCCATCAAACCCCCATCAAGGTTGTTTTACGCAAGGCATCGACATCGCTGTTACGCGGGACGCCTTGCAGAATTGTTTTTCCCTGGAATGTGCCGCCGCCTGTGGTCGAGGCAGCAAGGCGCTGGGCCTGATCCAGGCGGTTACCCAAAGAAGAAGGGGCCGACTTGGCCCCTGATGATTGAATATTATTTCCGTTCTGCATACTCCCCATCTGCTTATATAAATCCGGTGTACACATAGTAAATTATTGTTTCCTTATAGGAACTGAGTAATATCTGTTGCCATATTTTTTGACCCGAGCCCCGCGTCGTTCTTCGGCCTTTACTGCTTTTTCAAAACTTATATGTGATTTTCCTTTAAGGATGACATAACTCCCGTCTGGCAGATTGTATTTCTGTCTCACGTTGTCAGATACCGGAGCAACGCTCCCCCAATGACCTGCGTTTTCCCCCACACCGTCTGGCCCCATACCATACTTTTCCGCGGTAGAATAATCGTAGTTTGAACCTTCTGGATCGAACATTCGCGGTGCCGCCGGGCGTTGTGTTCCACCCCCCATCTGCTTATATAAGTCCGGTGTACACATATTTAAGCACCCAACAACGTCTTGCCGATGTTGGGTTGACCAAGGTCACCCCCACCACCGGTCAGGATATTTCCACCGCGGCCAATCGCACCGGCTAAAGCCCGTTTACGCTTGTTGTCGCCAGGCACGATAATCTCATCTGCCACCGGCTTGGGCGCCGGCATGGGGGCTGGCGGAGAGGGCGGCGGTGGCGCTCCTCCTCCTACACACATATCAACCGCCTAACAGGGTTTTCTTGCCG